CCCCTTGGCCTCGGCCCATTCCTTCAGGTCTTTGCCGATACTCTCCACGGCCTGCCCGGGCAGGTAGGACCCGACGAACTCAAGGGATTCGCCGACCATCTCGGGGATGGCCGTCGTCACGCCCTCGGCTACACCCTGCCCAAGGGCCGATGCCACGCCGCCCAGCGTGCCCACCTTAGACGCTGGAGGTTGGAGCGCCTCACGCTTGGACGGCGCGGCTGCCGGGTGCTCTTCTTCCGTTCCCGCAAAGGGGTCGTAGTCGATCTCAAGGATATTTCTTTTCTTCGCCAGCTCTTGTTCCCGGACGTACTGCTCGGCGAATGGATCGTAGTCGATCTCACGAATAGGCATCCGGTTATCTCCCTGAACGCTTCTTCTGTTCTTCGTAGTCTGATTTTACCCTGTTGAACGGCCCGGTTACGGCCGCCAGTGCCGCCCGTCCCGCCTCGGCGAGGTCCTCGGTCGTGAGGTTATCCAGGGCGGTCTTCTCCCGGTTTGCACCGATGTGCCCAGCCACTAGACCGGCACGGGTCGCGTTCTGCTGCATGGGGGTCTTCTCCGCCTTGGCCGCTGCCGCTGCAGGGGGCGGGGGTGTAGGTGCTTCTTCTTCATCCTTCGGTGGAGTCTCGTTCTCTTCCGATTCAAAGCTGGCACTCGCCCCGCCGCGCTCCCGAATCTCATACTTCTTGCCGTTCCAGCGGGCCTCTTTTCCCTGGTCCTTGCCGCTCGGGACAACGTGCCAGTTGCCGTCTTTGTAGTTGACGGGGGCTCCCTCCCCTTCCGCCATCCTTGCGGCCTGCTCGGGAGAGACGTGGCCTGCCGTGACGGCCGCCGAGATGGACTTGTAGACTTCCCATGCCCTGACGGCGTGAGGCAGGTTCCGCCGCTCTTCCTTCGTCAGGCTTTTCGGATCTTCCTTGTATTTGTCGATAAGCGCCCCGGCAACCTTCAGACCGTTATCCGCGGCTTGCGTCATCTCTCCGGTCTCCGGGTCGAGGACCGGCTGGCCCTTGGAGACGAACGGACGGAGGAGAATGTCGAGGGATGCCTTAGCTGCATCAAGATCCTTTTTCGTCATGCCGCTGCCTTTGCCGTCTTTCCCGCCGCCTTCGCCCCTCGCAGCTGCCAGTTTGGCAGCCGCGGCGATTCTCTCCGACGGGCTTTCCGGTTTCGAAAGGCCGGCCTTGACGCGCTTCTCTTCCGGGGTCATTTTGCGGCCGAGCACCGTCTCGCTTTCCGTGACGTCCTGCTGCAGCTTCGAGGCCTTCATGACGCCTTCGTAGGGTTTAGCCTCTCCCTTTTCCGGCATACCGCCCTTGCCCCTCTTCCAGGAATTGACGTAATACTTTCCGTCCTTCCCCATGAAAGGCTCTTCTTTCGCGTTGAGCTCTGCGACCTTTGCGTCGGCCAGCTTCTCGCCCGCGGTGAAATTTTCCATGTTGAGGTTCGAAGCGGCAAACTTGAATGTATCCTTCAGGTTATTGAAAGGCATGATCCCGCCTGATCTCGAGAGGACGGCTACCTCTTTGCCCTTCAGTCTTTCATCCGATTCCCACTTCGCGGAAAGCTCGGGGTTTCCTGCGGAATCTCCCCTGAAGATGATCTTCATCTCGTCGCCGTTCACCCAATGCTGGTTATAGGTGTCGGCCAGCAGTTTCGCGGCCATGCGCTGCTGATTCTTGTCTCCTGTCGCCTCGCTGGCCTCGTACAGAGCATGTGCAGCGTTGAAGCTTTTCTTCGCCTTCTCGAACTGCTTCTTTGAATCGTACTCTTCGACCTGAATGTCGTGTGCCTCTTGAGCCCTGGCATCCTGCTTATCCCATCTTTCTTTCTGCTCCCCCCGCCATTTCTCGCGCTCTTCGCGGTCGGCTGCCCTTTCGGCCCCCCGTTCGCCTAACACGACGCCGGCATTGAAGCCCCTGGTTGCGCTATCCCAAATATCAGCCATGTCAAGTCCCCTTTATTTAGACCATTTTGTGCCGAGGCCGCCGAAGTATCCGCCTGCCATAGAGCCCAAGGCCATGCCGCCCACGTTCGCCACGAAGTTCCCGAATCCGCCTTCGCTTTCTTCCGTCCGGGTAGACGACAGCACCCGCGTCGCCAGAGGCGCGTAAGTGGCCGCCGCTCCGCTGTACGATCCGGCCGCCCGGGAATACGGGTCGGCATTGTTGACGGTCGCCGCCCCGCCCTGTCCGACAACCGGAGCCACACTCTTGTCGAGAGCCAACCCGAGGCGCTGGAAGTTCTCCTGCTCGGCCCTCTCCTTGGCTCCCGTCCGAGCCCCGGAAATCCCGCGGGCCGTATCCAGGGCCGCCTTGTTGACGGCGTTGCCGAAGGTCGTGCTGCCGGGGTCGATGCCATAGCGCGAGGCCTCGCGTCGCCTCATGGACTCCCCCAGCTTCGCCGCGGCCTTCACCTCGGTGGATGCCGAATCCATCCTTTCCCCGACGTCTACGCCCTCGAGGGCTTCCCTGTAATACTTCTCGGCGACCGGGAGCTGCCCCTCGAGTTCCTTCTTGTTCAGTGCCGTTGCCGCCGGGATCAATTCTCGGTTGGCGGCCGCCGCCTCCTGCTGGTATTGGAGTTGCTCGCGGGTCGAATCGGTCATATAGGGGAGAAGATCCTTGTTGGCCTGGGCAACCGCGATCTCGTAGTCCTGGAAATATGTTTTATACATATCCCATTGATCTTCGGCCATGACCTGCTGGCGCTCGGCGATCTCCGCCATCTTTGCCGAGGCCACGGGGTCGTAGTTATACGTCGTCGTCGTCGAGCTTCCGCCCTTACTGCCGCCCATAGGGCCCCCTTTCGACATACCAGAAGTGAGCTGGCACGCTCTTTTTCAGGTTCGCGTTCCAGAGCACAGACGGGATGATGCCGAGGTATTCAAATCCCATTTTCCTGCACCAGAACTCTGCCGGCTTATTCGCAACCTCCGTCATGCCAAAGAGAAGATCAAAGATCGGGTTCCCGGCCGAATCCTCCATGTAAAGCAGATCACAGACGACATCCCGCCCCACGCCAACGGCATCCTGCCCGCGGAGGTTATCGAAAAAGCAGAAGTGAAACTCCCCGCGTCGGCTGGCAAAATTGTTCAGCCAGCAGCACCCGGCGATCTCACCCCGGAATTCGATCACGAACAGGCTGATTTGATTGAACTTCATCATCTGCAGGAAAGCATCCGGCGTTGTGATCGTGCCATCGTAAAACACCCGCTCGACAAGGCCCTCCTGGCTCATCCTCTCGAAGAGGCCCCGGATAAAGGAATCTGCGAAGGTCGGGATTCCGTCGATGGCCGTGTATGGTAAAAGCCTGTATTCTTTCATCTTAATGGACTACCTTTAATGCGTCGCCTGTACGGTAGAGGTCCCCGGCCTTGAGCCCGCCCGCCAAAGCCGCTGCGTTATCTGCATACTCCGTCACGGCTTCGAAATCCCCCCAGGTGACGGCCTGGCTGCGGGGCGGGTACGTCGTGTCAGTCGATGACTTCTTGGCCCCGATGAGGATGGCCACGGCATCGCTCACCCTCTGCAGGAATTCCCTGTGATACGACGTCAGGCCGTCAGGCACCTTCCCGAACCTCTGCGGTCTAAGCAGCGACATCAAGCTCCTCCATGGAAGGCGCTATGGCCACGTCGACAACCGGGATGTCTCCGCTCACTTCGAAGTAGCACCGCCTGTAGGCGTTCGCGGCGGGCAAGCGGAAAGCCTCGTTATCCGATATGGTCTTCTCGAGCAAAAGCACCCCGTCGCCGTAGAACTTGAACGTGACGCCGAGATAGACCAGGGCTGCCCCGTCGTCGTTCAGGGTGGCCTCGTTGAGCGGATACGCGTTCACCACGCCGCCGACCCCGTCGTCTTCCTCGTCGAAGGTCTCCGTGTTTTCGGCGACGTACTCCGAGACGTCCCGGATCACCCGGGCGGCGGACAGGCTTGTCGGGACCCCGAGAAGGTACTCCTTCGAGCGCCAGCGGTATTGCTGGTAGGATTCTGTCTCCCCCTCGAATTCATAGATCGCGTTGTCGCCCTCGTAATCCTGGGAGATGAAATAGAGCTGATTATCCGCCAGGGAGACATGCGGGGCGGCCGCTGTCGGATAGGTCGTCATCCGGCATAGGGACATATCCCGGGTGTTGATCAGGAACGCCCCGTTGTTGTGGAATCCGAAGTAATATCCGCCGTGGTACACGGCCCGGATCGCCGAGGGGCTGTAATTGGCTTGGTATTGCTTCCCCGTGAAGTAGTCGTAGGAAAAGAGCTTCGGCCCGTCCAGCGTCACCAGGACGATGCCCTCTTCTGAGGGAAAGAGTACCCCCAGCTCACAGGAGACGATGCCAGCCTTCGAGCTGCAGGGATACCGGCCGTTGAGCTTCGTGGTGCTCATGGCGTCGGCCGTGCCGGACATGAGGTAAATGAACTCGTCTGTCAGCACGACAATGGTGTTCCCGATGTAGCCAAGCCCGACGATCGTGGAATCGACGGGGTAGGAATACGGCCAGGCATGGGGAAGAAAGGGCTCCGAGATGTAGACGCGGTTGCCGACGAACCCGGCCAATGATCCGCCGTCGGGGGCGATCAATCCGGCAAGGGTTGCAGGAGGAGGGGCCCAATCCTCGCAGGTGAACGCTTCCCCGAGGGCGGAATCCGCAACGTCGTCCGTGAAGGTGTATGTGCTGAAATCCACGCCGGCCGTGTCGAATTCCCCCACAAAGAGGAATTCCGCAACCCCCGATGTTGACGCGGCCGTCCGGTAAATCCGGATCTTCCCGATGGATCGGCTGGCCGGGGGTTCCGTGAACCCGGAAAGCGTGACATCCCCCGAGCCGTAATCGGTGATGGAGGCAATGGCCGAATTCTGCCCCTCTTCAGCGTCCGTGGTGCCGAGCTTGACAACGTAGGTGTAAATGTAGGCCCGGTACGTTGCTCCGGGTGTATATCCCGCGTCGATCGTCAGCGCCGCCGCCGGCGCCGGGACCCCGAGCTTGTAATAATCGGTCGTGAAATCGAAGGTCGCGCTCAGGATGGACGTGGTCAGCACCCGGGGCTCCGTCATGCCCGTGACGTAGACGCGATCGTGGGCCTCGCCTGCAATCGGGCTGCGGGCGAAATCGAGTTCGCTGGCATTGACGATCCACTCGTCGGTTCCGGACTTCTTCCACTGGTATAGGGTCTTGAGCGTGCCGGATTCTGTGAGGTTCTGGATCCGGGCATTGGCCCTGAACGGCCGAAGGTCCCCGCGTGAAAGGTCGCAGTTTTCCGCAACCTGGGCCTCATATTCCTTGCTCAGGTGTGTGGCCACCCGGGGGCGCTCGCCGGAAAAGAAGTTCTGCCGGATCCGCATTAGAAGAACCTCAAGGATTTTACGCTCGTGCTGCGCCTCGTCATTCCCTTGTCTTTCTTTATCTTCGCGCTGGCAACGCCGTCGTTGTAATCGGAAAGATTCTTGGCGGCCGTGATCTGGTCCGTCCAATCCTTCCTGGGCATGGACATGAGCCTCGCCCGTGCGCCCGCTGCGATCGTATCCCGGAATCTGTAATAAAGATCATCGTCCATCGTCGTCGCCGTATCGAGCGGCACGAAGATTTGCTTGATGTAAAACCGCTGATCCTCGGCCTCGATGCCATAGAACTTGATGTGCGTCGTGTCCGGCCAGGTGAAAAACTTCGTGCCCGAGATGGAGATTTCGTCGAGGTCGTCCTGGTCGTTCAGGAGCTTGATCTCCTGGGCGTCCCACTTCGCCCCGTCGATCCGGAACTCTGTGAGCAGGATCGGGCGGCCATCCGTGATGTAAGTGGCAAGGTTCACGTTCACCGAATCGTTGTCCGCCGCTACGATGTCCGTTGATAGCACGTCATGCTCGAAGGCCTTCTCGAGGATGTGCGTTTCCTCACAGAACTTGATGATGGTCCTCAAGACGGCCTCGTCGACAAGGACGTTGGGGCACCCCATGACGTCAGGTGCCACGCGCCGGGAGATCTCGGTGAGGTTGGTCGCCATGGCCTACTCCTTGTCCTTGAGGATGACCCGGGTTTCTGTTTTCGTCTTGCCCGCCCCGAAAATCAGGTACAGCCCGATTGCGGCCACGAGGACCGCGACGAGCTTTTCCCCGTCCGGGGTCAGGGTGTATCCGAGCCCGGCGATCCACTGCACAACTTCCGCAACGGCCTCCTTGAAGATCACGACGATGGAGCCGAGCAGGACCAACGTGCCCGGCAGCGTGCTCTTCATGTCCTTCACTCGTTCCAGGATCTCGTTCATATCAGCCTCACTGCTTCCTTGAAGATTCCGAGTTTCGGCATGTCCGCCGGGGTCGGGGCCTCGCCTCCCAGACCGTAGCAGACCGCACAGTATTCCGAGCAAAAGAGCTTGTCCATCTGCGTCGATACCCTGCGAAGGCACAGCCGCAGGATGCTCTGATAGTCGTAGGGGGTCCCGATAAAGGACAGGGCGCACTCCCCGACATGGGAGCGCTTAACCTTGCATTTCTCTTCGTCCAGCGGGAACCACCACACGCGGCCGTCGTAGTTGGCGAGACGGGACGAGAGGATGTTCAGCACAACCCCGTCCGCAAGGGCCTCCGTGGTGAACCGGCGCCCTTCCGTTCCCTCGTACTCCGCAAGGCGAATCACCAGGGACGCATGGGAGTATTCGGACAGGGTGCGCCAGCGGATCGCCTTGCCGATGAGCCGGTCACTCGACCACATCAGCAGGTCCCCTGTCTGCAGCTGCGCCTTGACGGAGTGGTAGACGGTCAGGTCGTTCATTTCGCCGCCACCAGCAGCGCGAGGGCATAGCCCATCTTGTAGCCCTCCATCCCGGCCTTCATCTGAGCGAGGTAAATCTTATAGGCGTCCACGTTGACCTCGCTACCCTTGAAAATCACCAACTCCGCGACGATGGCCACCTCTGCCGCGAGGGCCGGGTCGTTCTGATAGCCCGCCGCGAGCTTCGCCAGCCCTTCCTGCAGGAGTACACTGAGGGCCTCTGCCGTGGTCCCCGTCTCGATGGTCTGGATAATGCCGTCGGCGGCCTTGGCGACAATCTGAGCCGTGGCGGGGTCTGCCTTGCCCAGCTCGTAGCCGAGCCTGTGACCGGCGAGTTTGTAGAGCACGGCCTGAGATGCATCGTCGCTTACCTGGATGCCCGCGCAGCCCGCAAGGAACAGGGCTGCAATGAGAATTGCAAAAAGCTTACGTTTCATTTCTTCTCCTCCTGTGCTTAAAGTAGACAGCAGGCGGCTGTCTTAGATTCGTTCGATGGTTTTGCCTTCGTCACTCATCAGGAACACGGGGCGGTGACAAAGAAGCTGCCCAGGATTCCCGTTCCGCTCGTACCAAAACTCAAGGCGAAGATTGGGACCCTCAGCCTGATTCACCGGAGGGCAAGCAATCGGTTTGTTCTGGTCGTCCGTGAAGTCTTTGCAATCCATCCGAGAAATAACCGGCTCGCCCGGATCAAGGGTCCGGTATTTGCAGAATTCAACGCCGTCAATCAACATCGTCTGTCCGTTGTGGAAAAACTTAATAATCATCTGTCTGTCTCCTTATCTGCCTGCCTGCTGTCTTTTACTTCCAATTCGTTTACCTCAAAATGGTAACGCAGGAAGTACATCTCCCCGTCGTTCATCTGCCCGTGAATCTCGACCTGCTTCTTTTCCGTGTCTATGATGGCTTTCGTCTTCATGGTTTTTGCGTCTTGATCCAGTTATAGAGCCGCAGGCACCGCAGAAGCAGGGGGAACGTGTTGGCCCCCGATTTCGTCATGTGCCTGACCATCCGCATCAAAAGGGCGTCCTGCCAGCACTCCGGACCCGTTTTGTTGATTGCCCCGAGGTCATCCAGCCCGAAGTTGAAGGCGCAATCGAAGGCTACGGCATCCCACGGCCAGGCCACTTCATCGGCGCCGGCGGGGATCCAGTAGCGCTCGATCGCCCTTTTGACGGCCCCCTCTTCGTCGAGGGTCCGCACGTCGATGTCCGAGTTCCACTTCTGCGAGAAGCCCCACTTTGTCAGCCTACCGGGATCGCTCTTGTGGTTGACGATCTTCCCCCCGCCCTCCAATTTGTTGAGAACGAAGCGGATCACCTTGTCGGCGTTCTGTCTCATTGGCTATTCCTCAGCAGCAAGCGGTCCAGCTTGCCGTCCATCTTGTCGATCTTCGTTTCGAGCTTCGCCATGTCACAATCGTACTGAGCACGGTCCAGCTTCTCCCGTTTCAAGGAACTGACTTCGGAATCCAGCTTGTTGATGTAGCCGCCGCTCATCATCATGACGACGAGGACCAGAATTCCGACAATCCATTTCCAGGTAGGATACTTTTCTTTGTCGTCACCGTTTGCCATTTCCGCTATCCCCTTGAATCATATTGTGCGCTATCTGCATTTCGCGTATCCACCACATCAGCCCGTCCCACCACACAACAAGCGCGATGGCGACGGGGTTGAAGTCTAGGTGTTCCATTTCCTTGAGGGTCATCGCTTGCCACCGCCTGAACCACTAAAGCGCATATCCGTCACAGCGGCGCAAACTGCGGCACAACCTCTGCCGTACCAGCGCAGGCCAATTCCAGGTAGATTCCGTTCTTGCATCTGACCTTCATGCTGGTTGCGCCGTTCAATGCCTTTGCCGTTGCATCATAGGTATTCGTTGGAACTATTTCCTCTCCGCTGGCAGCGCTCGCATTATCATAAAACGTCACCGTGACATCGTTGACGCCGTCCGTGCCGATCAGGAACCCGTGGAACACACACGGACCAGCATAAACAATTCCGCTGCTTGTCTTTTTGACGGGGGGGCTACTTACGTCCAGCATACATGCGCCTCCAAAGTTTTTTGTACCAAGGAGTCATGAAGTCGGTGAATTTCGCGTCCAGATTGTCAAGCGATTTCTGAATGTTGTCTAGCGTCTCGACGCGCTCGTGTCTTCTTTCCGCCCGGCCGAAGGTCTCCCATGCCAGCCGGATAGGCTCTATCTTTTCGCCCGCCTGCACTGATTCGTACACTTTTTCTGCCGCCGCCTTGACGGACGACGGGTACAGGCCTTGCCTTGCTCCCGCCTGCACGAGTTTGTCGATTGGGATCTTGTGTCCCGCATAGAAGTCGATCACTTCCTGTCTCATCAATACACCCCCATCAGAAGGCCTAGCCTGCGCTTTGCGCTGGCGACTGCGGCCGCAAGGGACAACCTCAGACCCCACGATGCAATGCCGTTCGCCCTCTGCGTAGCATTTGCCCCGCCAAACACACCCCAACTCAGGTAAGGTTTGTAGTTCATTCCATCATTCTCCGGTAATAGTACATCGCCGCCCCGAGTACGCCGCCAATCGACGGGAGGGACGGCATAAGCCCCCACGAAGCGAAGAGGTGCGCCCGCTCCCCGGCAGAGGTCCCTCCATACATTCCCCAACTGACGAATGCCTTACAGTTCACCCTTCATCACCATCCACAGCTTCTTGCATTTTCCTGTTTCGTATTTCTTCAGGTGCTCCATCTTCGCGGCCTTGGCGCAAAGCCTTTCGTACTGTGTAATCAATTCGCCCTGCTCCCGCTCTATGGCCTTGGACAGCAGGTAGTGATCAAGGGCCGTGCCGTTTTCGAAAGACTTTCCCTTTTCGAGTTCACTGTAGACATCCAGCATGGCAAGGTCTATCGAGTCCTGCCGGATACCCTTCTTTTGCAGCCACTTCATCTGCCCTTCAATGGTTCTGCCGTTTTCACTATACGGCTTGATGAGGCTCTGAAAATCCATCGCTTCCCCCTTCTTACGCCGCTCTCAGGCGGGTTGTGGTCGTGGAATCGTCCGTCAGCATGGAGTTGACGGAGAACGCCGTGGTTGTCGAGTCGTCCTTGTAGATGACCGTATTTCCGTTGGCGTCCGTGACCTCGATCTTGTTTCGCAGGATCCAGCACAGAATCCTGATCCTGTCGAGCAGACCGTTGGAGGTCAGGCTCGTGGCATCGGTGTACGCCGCATCGAGGGCGTCAAAGACCTCGCTCTGGACCTCGGCGTCCCAGGAAGAGTTCCACGGGATACCAGTCAGGCCTGACCCGTTGGACCCGATTCGTGCGTAGGCATCACCGGTCTGGGGCACCGTCGTGCCGCCCGTCGAGGTGATGTTCTCCGCCGACGTCAGCGTCCTGGTGGCGGCAGACCAGACAGAGGCTGCGGTGATGTCGTTGAGCGCATCGAGCGTTGTCTTCGTCCCGCTGATCGAGTATCCGGTCTTGTCGGTATTGGTCCCGACTGTCACCCTGCCGGTGGATGACGTGATCGCAAGGTCGGCGAAATTCGACGGGAAGGTCACGCCGCTGATAGAGCCGACAGACCCGGTGACGTTCCCGCCGACATTGCCGGCAACGGAGGCCACCGATCCGGTAACGTTGCCCTGCACTGAGGAGACTCCCTGCCCAAACGTGCCGGACGAGGTATGGTCCGCCCGCGCCTCGTCCCAGACCGCATCAGCAATGGCCGCTGCGGTCGGCGGTGCGGCGTTGGCGTAGGTCACATAGCCTGACCCGTCAAGGGTCACGGTCCCGCCGGTGCTGGTGATGTTGGTCGCCGCCGTGAGGGTACGGGTCGTAGTGGCCCAGACAGCAGTTCCGATCTCCGTGCCGGCATCAGCCGCAAGGGCGTCGGCATCAATGGCCCCAGTCGCAATCGCGGCGGCCGTGATGGCATTATTGGCAATGGAGCCCACCACGACACCGGAGGTTCCTGTATCATCAAGGATGGCATCAATGTCCGTAGCGCACTGTGCGCCAAATGTCCCGGCGGTGGTGTGTCCCGTCGTAGATTCGTCCCACACGGCATCTGCGATCGCGGCGGCCGTGGGCGGGGCTGCGTTGGCATATGTGACATACCCGCTGCCATCGAGAGTGACCGTGCCGCCTGTGCTGGTAATGTTCGCCGCGGAGGTAACGGTGCGAGTAGCCGAGGCCCACACGGCGGTGGCAATCTCACTCCCGGCGTCTGCCG